TGATATTGAGAAATTCGATCCATACACAACTCCTAATAGTAGGTATAAAAAAGCTAAGACTTCATTGAAAAATGTTATGTCTCACTACAGTCCTTTGAATATTCAGGATAAAAGAAAGGGAACTTCAAAAGCTTTATTAAATCAATTTTATGAATGGCTTTCACCTGAGAATGAAAAAAAGGCAAAGAAACTAAAGAAACAATATGAATACAAGCATAGAAATTTTCTCCGCATAGTACGTAATCGTAAGTGGAGGAGCAAATACTATGTCTATCCATACACCTAAAATAGAGATATAAATTTTCCCCATAAAGTTTGTACGCATTTATATTCCTTCCCATCAGCACGAATAAGATAAAACTGTCGTGGTCTCTTCTTTCTTTTAAAAGGCCAATATGGGAGTCGTTTAAGCCCCATATTACCCGCTTAAAGCCACTTTCTCTGTTAAAACGGGTTCAACCCAAGGTAAAGCACGTTTGTAGCTTAAATGAGCTTCAACCCCATAGATAGCTATAAGTAATGCATCTGCTGTCTTGAGTGTTATCTTCTTTGCACTAGGGCATCTATCTATAGCCATTTGTTTTAGCATTCTCTTTCTTATATCTTTCTTTAATCCTTTTTTTATCTCGAAATGTGACTGCCACATCTTTGGAGTTACAAGTAAAGGCTCTATTTCATGTGAGGCAAGTATGCCTTGCCATTGTCCATAGTTCTCACCAAAGGTAAATGATCCAGCTCTTCCATCTGTAGGGAATGACCATACTTTCTCCAGAAATACTCTTGTTCTATATACTGCGACATCATTGAGACACATACCCATTAAGTGTGCCATACTATCTACTGTTCTAGGGCAGTTATGTAGTTCAACTGTCTCATCAGTGATAACAGCTATTCCTCCACCTTTGCCTGGGTCAATTCCTATTGCTTTTTTAAAAGGGGATTTCATTTTGTTGATCCTCTGTTGTTGGAGGTACGAATAGTTCGTCCTCGTTATTATACATCTTGCATTTATCTCCATCATATGCCATTTGTATTGCTCCTGTTTCTCCGTACCTTACCTTTGCAGCTACAAGTACTAATTTGTTTTTATTCTCTGGTTTTGCTGTTGCTGGCACTTTATACGGATAGTAGACAAAGAATACATTCTCAGCAACTTGCTCAATAGCACCACTTTCTGCTAAATCTGATAATTGTGGTTGTGGATTTCCTCTTGTTTCTAAAGCTCTATTGAGCTGTGATGCTAAAATTACAACACAATTATATTCTTTTGCAATCCATTTATAGTCATTAACTATCCGCTCTAACTGTAGTCTTCGTTGATCTTCCTTTCCTGTTGGAGTTATAAGTTGAATGTAGTCATCAAATATGACATCTGGTTTGAACTTCTTTATCTCTGTTGCAGAGGTAGGGAAGTCTCTTATCTGATCGTACATACGGAAATGCTTTGGATCATATTTCTTTGCAATATAGTCACGTACTCTATCAAGTTCTTGTAATTGTTTCACATCATACATGCCTTGACGTATCATTCCATAAGAAAGTCTTCCAGATTCTAATGCGAGTAGTTTTTTCAAGACTTCTACGTTTGTAAGTTCTCTGTTAAACAGAATCACTTTTTGTCTACTTGAAAGTATATTCGAGAGTAAATTTAACAACATTGTAGATTTGCCATGTCCAGGTCTACCACCTACTATTGTGATTTCACCTCTCGTTAAACCACCTGCAAACTTATCAACATTCACAAAGCCAGTCTTGACAAGTAGTTTATCTGTATTTCTTATTGATTCTATAGCATCACCAAGAGCCTCATTAATATCAAATGAGCTATCTGGTCTAAGATTTATTAGCTCTCCAATATTTGTATGGGCAGAGACAAGTACGTCTAAGGCATCTACCTTATTATCCATTGCCTTTTCTTCTATCTCTTTAGCTGATTCAATAACAAGCCTAAGAAGGTACTTTTCATATATCTTCTTAGCATATATTTCTATCGTACTTTCCGTACCTGCACTTTCTTTACAGTCTACAATAAATATATTATCAACCCCCATTGCTATATTAGCAGCATCTAGATTAGCAGAGATAGTCATGATGTCAATATGCTCTCTTCTTTGTATCATCCCAACAAGTATGCTCCACAGCACTTTACATCTGCTGTCGTACCACACCTCGTTTGATACAATATACTTCGCTATATCATTGAATTTGGAAGGATAATTAATAACAGCACCAACTACAGCAAGTTCTATCGTTACATCATTTGGAAGTTCTTTTGACATTAGAAGAGTTCCTCCTGTGCTGTCTTAGTATTAATGAATCTTGCATAATCTTCATTAAGCTCAATTCCTATCCATTTTCTGCTAAGTCTTTTAGCTACATTTGCTGTTGTACCACTACCCATGAAAGGGTCTAATACCACATCTCCCTCTTTTGTTCCCGCTTTTATGCAAAGTTCTGGTATTTTTTCTGGAAAGACAGCGAAGTGTGCTTCGCCAGATGATGCGGTATTTATACTCCATACACTACGTTTATTTCTATACTCTCCAGTCGGCTGCGAGTCAGCTGCCATGCTGGCAGCAAGAACAATATCTCTTCGACTATCACCTCTTGATGCTCTGTTGTCACCAACATGGACAGCCTTCTCTTGTATAGCTTCGTAGTCAAAATAATACCTAGGTTTTAATGACAGCAAGAATATATACTCATGCGACTTGACACACCTATCCTTTACCGCTTCTGGCATAGGATTAGGTTTATGCCATATAATATCCTGACGTAAATACCATCCATCTTTTTGCAGAGAGAATGCAAGCATCCAAGGGACGCCAGATAAGTCTTTTGTCTTTAAACGAGGATGTTTAGGTGGAGCTTTGCGATGCATTCTGTAGTTTTCTCCAGTAGCATCATTAGTTATTGAGTTACCACCTTCCCAGTGGCCACCCTTTGCTCCAAAGTATGTGTCCCCTATGTTAAGCCACAGAGTACCATCATCTTTTAAAACACGTTTACATTTACGGAAAAAGGCTGTAAGTGTTAGAACGAAATCTTCTGGAACAAGTTCCTCACCAATTTGTCCACCAACTTTGTAATCACGCAGTCCCCAGTATGGGGGTGATGTAACTATTGCCTGTACGGACTTTTCTTTTACTTCTTCTATTTTTTTAAAACAATCACCAATCAGTAGCACTATTTTTCTCCATTAACTGAGAATACCTGTGCATAGTGATCTTTACAAGACGTGGTGTAATCTTTACACCATATTTTGTAGTTCCACCTATGTCACCAAGGAATTTTTGTAACTGTTCCTCGTAAAAAGATATTAACCAGTCGTGGAGTTCTTGCTCTGATTCGAAATTGGGTTTGTCTCTTGAGTTTCCCAAGCTAACGCCTCTTCTATTACTTTTTCTATTTCTGATTCGTCAACTTGGTTTACCTTGTAAAGTGCAGTGCCATCTTGTGTTTCAAGTGGCTGTATTGGTTGGATTTTATAATAAACCCCCCAATTCTTACTCTTTAAAACCTGCATTATCAGTTCTATTGTTTCCATGATCCTTTGTCTCTGTTGTAGTTTACGCTCTTTACACATGAGTATCTGTGCCTCTGCACAACGTGCATCCATGTAATTTAAGTGCTTTTTACCGCTTGAGTCTATATATACAGTGTCAAGCTCCTTCTTTATCTCCAGATCGTTGTTGATTTTCAAACTCTTCTGCCTTTGCCTTGACGAACTCACCGAAATCTTCAGTGTCTTTTCTATACTCTAAATATAACCCTACCAGGTTATCAATATAAAGCACTTTGTTATAAACAATCTGAATATTATTACTCAGTCCTTCAAGAGCCTCTGTTATTTCTTTATTGGTTAATTTCTTTTTCTTCAAGTAGTCTCTTTTGTTTAGCTGTTTTCATCCCAACTGTGCCATAAGATTCCTTATAAGCACAATCTCTACAGATATTTATTTCATCACCAGTGAACCAACTCTTCCAGAGGAACTTATTTTTTTTTGAAACCTTTCCGCACATATTGCATTCGTAAGGCTCGAATGGTTTCTCCTTCAGCAGTGTGATACTTGGCACTCCCATACCTGTCTTTTAAATAATCTCTTATTCTTTGTGCTACAGTTTTAGGCAACTGTCGCAGTTTTGGACTTAGTAGTTTTTTTACGTTTGCCAACAGGAGGTGTAAATTCTTCATCTGGTTCTAACTCAACACCATGATCTTTTACATTCAAATCTTCTGTTAAATCTACATGCTTTACTCTTGTTTGTATCATTTCTTCAAGTGCATCTTCCATAAGTTTTAATCTACGATCAAAATCGTCCTGTCTTAAATCACTCTTATCCTGTCTTTTATCCACTTCTATTGCTCTACCCATTTTGTTTCTCTCCTTTTTTATTTTGTTTTTTTGTTATCTCTTTACAATAATTGCAGACTCTTCTATCTAGTTTATAAGTTGGAAAACCTTTGTAGTAATATGTCTTTGCACCATCATTTGTAAATACATTTAGTTCATAAACCCGATTGCACTCAGTACATAAATGTACATTGAACCTTGCCTTATCACGTCTTGATCTTGCATATCTATTTTTGTACCTGATGTTTTGCTTTGTTTGTCCATCATCTCTTAGTATCCAACTATTTACTGTTTCTTTCATTGCCTTTCCTTTTAAAAATTTTGAGCAGGTAGCTGGTAGAGTTGTGCGAGTGCACTATATTCACCAATCAAGCTAACAATAAGGAGCTTACCTGCTCATTTCATAGCCCAAAACAATAGTACCATTACAGCTTTATCAAGTATCCATAATAGTATAAGTATTGTCAGTTTTGTTTCATTACTTACCTTGTTTATCATTCTAAAATTGCGGGAGAGACACTTACCCTTTTAAGTTTTCGTGTTCCGACCTCTCCCTGTTTATTGATCTCTTAGAAAGACCTATTTTTACTTTTTCAAGTACCTGTACACTGTAGCTCTGCTTATGTTAAGCTTTTTTGCTACACTATCAGGCTTCATTTTTAAAGCCTTTACAGCTAACTGTGCAAGCTTTTTCTTTAACTTAGAACGGAAGATCATTAGTCGTAGTAGTAGCTAGTCTTTTTCCATCTTTCCATAACTTAGTGAATTTAGTTCTCCAAGAAGGTCTTGTTTCACCAGCATCATTCACCCAATCTTGTCCACGTCCAACTACAGCAATCACAGGAGTACCATTAAGATCAGTTTCCTTGATGTCTGGTAGAAGTTGTACTTTTACAGTCTTGTCATTTATTGTACGTTCTTCTGTTTTAAGTTCAAGTCCTAGAGATTCACAAAATCTCATATATCTCTTATTACCTTCTGCATTTGACTCAAACTTATCACCATCAGCTGGTTCTAAGAACCTAAATACACCATCAGCAACTACAGTCCAATCAACATAATGCTTACCAGTGATTTCTCTTGTAGTGCCATCTTTGCCATGTATAGTGTAGGTATTGTGCTCATTCTCTGGGGCAACATGTACTTTAAAGTTAAAGATACGTGCCTTGAATGTTCTTCCATCTTTTGTAAATTCCCTTGTAATTGTACGAGCATCAGTAATATGTCCATGATAGTCACCTGCTACCTTGGGAACATATTCTTCCTCTGTACTTTCACTAGGAATAAATAAAGCTTCTTCATGTTTCAACGTATCAGTCATTGTTGTATCCATCTTTATCTCTCCTTATGAGTTTGTGTAATGTTCCATAGCTTTATGGAAATTACTTTGGTTTATTTGTCCAATGCTTATCTGATGCATTACTGTATCAACTAAGCCTTCATTGTCATTATCTTTCAGGGTTGAAAGTAATTCTTTTGTCTGCGTTTCATCTAATGGTGGACTTGGAGGTAAATCCTCACCAGCATACAGATGAATGCCAAGACCATGTAGTGCAATACATTTAGCTAAACATCTCTGTATACTTGTGTTTATTTGAAATGCATTTGGTGTTAACACAGGTTTGTTTTGATGATCTAGAACAGGATGTACTTGAGTCATCTCAACCGCATTCACTACCACAGAAACCTTAACAAAGTATCCACACTCTGTCTTGATAAATGGAGCACCATGTTCTCCATATTCATGTACTTCCCAAGTTGAACTTGGATGTCTTTTCTTTAGCTCTCTTACAGCAAACGCCCAGCTTAGATAACTAAACTTACCTTTCTTCTCGATATGCCTAGTAACATCTACCTGATCTAATTCTGTAAAATAGTTTACTTGCTTACTTTTAGCTGTTGCCATTATTTCTCTCCTTATTTTCATTCTTGATTTGCCAGAAATGTTCATTCCTACCATCTGTGCTATCTATACAGTTACAACATACAACATCTTCTTTATCTATTTCTGCATTACATTTGTAACATTTATTCATTTGTTAAAATGCTAATGGTGGATTACAGTGATCTTTAAACTGACAATAATTACATACCCATTTATGCACAGGTGATGTGCCAGCTCTAAATTGTGGCAATCCTTTTGCGTGTTCTTCGTTTATATTATACCAATATCTTCTAGCCTGATCTAAGTATGTAATTGGTACTACAGATTCTCTCATTGTTGAATTATCTTTGTTGTAATATATTAAACCCATGCTGTCTAAGTTCCCAAACTTTTCTTTAATAGCTAAACCATAAGTTCCAAGCTGTAGATAATGATGTCCACTTTCTACTGGGTTTGTTTTGCTGAACCTTTTTGACCATTGAAATGTTCCAATAGTTTTTATATCATATAGTCTGGTAATTGGGTCTGTATCCGAAACCGAGCAATCTTGCGATACAACATCATAAAACCCTCTGACGTTTAACGAAGGAATGGAAACTTCACCCTCAATGTGAAATTTTAGATTTTCTAAATTTTTCTTTTTGTAAGAAGGTATTTCTTTTTTTTCTTTTATTGTACAATTTATATTATTATATATATTATTATAATATATTAAAGAGTCCTGAATCTCTTTATGAACAATAGTTCCTAATCCCATTATTCTCATACTTTTTTTATTTGCTGGATTTGTCGGTGTTGCTTTTTCTATGGATTCAAAATATAGCTTGCGAGAACAAAGACCAGCACCACTGGCGTGATACCAGTCTTCATTTCCATCATATCTCTCTTTACGATTCTGTTCGTTTTTATGGATTAAGTATTCATGATAAATTTCTTCAAACATTATGTGCCAACGTACCTCTCAATGATCTTTGTCAGAGTTTCTCTGTATGTCGCATCTTTTTCTGTCAGTGATTTAATCTTGAATTTTGTAAATAGGTCTTTGGGAATTCGCAGAGTATATGTCGCAAATTCTTTCTCTCTTTTCTTCATATAAAAATCCCTTATTTTCATGTGTGATTATGTTAAAAATTACATTAGATTAAATGATGCTACCAAAGACTTTTTTTAAATATATTAAATATTTTTTTATGCCTTCGGTAGTCTCATTAAATCTCATTAGTGTCTCATAGTCTTATTTAATCTCAAATTCTCTTCCTTTTACCTTAATCTTCTCAAGTGTTTCCAGATTGATAAATCTGTATGCTTTTTTGTGCATATCAAATACACCAATGAGACTACGTTCTTCTGGCTTGAATTTTAGTCCAACCCCTTTAACGTATTTTGCTACTCCCTGTCTACAAACCATCTTCCTTTTCTCACCATCTTTCTTTGTAAAGACGGCAGAGAATATCTTGCCATTAGTTGCATATATATACTGCTTTGCTGTATCTCTATCTATTGTCTTCATTCTGCTTCTCCCATTTAAACTCTAATCTTACTGCATCTGTTCTTCCACTTACTGGAATTACTGATACAAATGAGTTTCTTTTTATGTTGTTAGCTTTAAGAAAGCTGTTTGGAAATGTCAGCCTTCCTCTGTCATCTATTTTTAATTTACATATTGCTATCATTAGTCTGATTCCTTTCCCCATTACTCATTTCATGTATATCCATTGTAAGCTGTCTATTAGATCCCCTAAAGGCTACGCTGTCCTTTGGACTTGAATCATTAACTCTGTCTTCAATAACTAATTTTGCTCCTTTTACAATAAAGCTTATTCTTGGCAGCTTATCGCCTTGACCATTTTCATCTACGGATGGAGTGTTTATTTCCATCAGCACTTGAAAACCATGCTTTAGACCATCTTTATTTTTTACTGGATCATCATACCAGCTCTTTGGGTATCTTGGTTTTAAACAGAAAAACTTATCCCATATAAATTTATGCTTACATTCTGGGCACTTTATGTGTTTACCTTCCAGAAAATTAGACTTGGTATCTATTGTTACCTTGCCATGACTAAATTCAGATACACCCATTTGCATAAAAGTGTAAGTTCCTGTATCGTTTACGTTTCTTTTTGACATATTGTTCTCCTTTGTTTTTAAGTTATAGGGGTGGGCAGAAAGGTGTGGGTGAATAATTATTAAAACCCACAGCACACGAGCAGTATGCAAAACCCACCCCACATATTATTTAGTTTATTATTAGCCTAGCTATCAAGTACCATACAATAGTGCCACATATTGCATATACAGACCATAGTCCAAATATAATTAGCTTTTTCTTTAACATATCCTAAACCCACCGCTATTCATGCAGAAGTTAGCAAAATCACGTACATTTTCTTCGCTGAATGGATATGACTTTGCCCAATCATCTTTCTTCCCTGTTCCATTACATCCATTACACTTAACATCCCCAGCACCAGTTTTAGGTGGTTCTTGTCTTTTGCCTGTAGCATCACATGTTTCACAATCTACCTGCTCTAATGAGTCAAGCTCTCTTTTATACATTGATTCATAGGCTTTAACTTGGTCAGTTTCTAATAGTTTGAATAGTTTCTTTGCTATTTTAACTGCCTTTGTCTTGCTTATCTTATGACCATCATTCCAAGTACCCTGCTCCATGTCCTTCTCTGTAAGTATGCTCTCACAAGAGCCAGTAACAAATTGCCACAATGGTCTCCACCACCATACATTGTTTCTAAAGTACACACCGCTGTTCTCTTCTTGCCACTTTTCATAGTCATCATAATTTTCACAGTCTTTTTTAGTCCAACTATCTCTGTCCCAAGAATTTGGTAACTCTGGCTGTGGTCTTGTTAAGTTTGGATTCATTCCTGATAAATCAAATCCCATTACTTGTCTCCTTTCTTTTTATTTAATATGTGTGAAAATATTTTTTCTATCATCTGCGTATCAAGCGCAGTAACTTGACCAGTTTCCCCATTTTTTAGTTTCTGCTCAATCAATAAGCCATATCTTCCTTCTGGAACAGAATTTCTAAATTCCCAATATATATGAGCTGAAGAATTGTATACTCTGTCTGTGATGTGTTTTACATTCATTTTATGAGTTACATCTTTATGGTCTTCAGCAAAACTTCTAATCTGCGTTAATTGAACACTTGGAACTGCATGAAATAAATGGATATAGTCCTCAGTACTTAATGTTACTTTTTCCATATTACTTGTCTCCTTTCTTTTTATTGTTTTTGTCTTCAAATAGATCATCAAGTTCTTTCGTCATCTGATGCTCATATTCATTCCAATTTAATAACACTTGCTGTAATAACTTGATTGATAACTCTCTGTTAAGTGTTATTCTATTATCTTCTGATATATTTGCTATTGTTACCATTGAACTTTCACCTGCCAAAGTAAATGGAACTTTAACATTATATCTCTTCATTACTCCATCATATTTAAACTGTACCATATTATCTCCTTAGTTCTGTTACTGCCATTATAATTACTGCTACAAAGACTACACATGATAATATATCCATTTTATGTATTCTCCACCGCTGTAAAGCTATCTCCAACAAGCTTACCAAGTAATGTGCTCTTGCCTTTAAACCCTGAGCCACTTGTCTGCCATACTAAGAATATATCTCCCAGTTGATCGTCATGATGTCCTTCTACCCTAATACCTGCATCCCATCCACACGTGTGGCTTGATATACCTGTTGTTTTATGTCCTAGTCTACTTACAGCTTTACCACCACCTTTACATTCTGCTCTAAACTGTGCCATTATTTTACCCTCCATATTCTTTGTTGTTTATGTTCTACTGTTGCAACTTTAAATACAAGCATATCAGGTCTTTTGTATAAACCTTTCTCATATTCTACACTATTTTTCTTTCTATGCATTCTATTTGCATGAATTGTCCAGGATTTAGCAGTATCTTTACATCTGTCCTTAACAAGAACAGAATCTCCAACATCCATCTTCAATAAAAGCTGTATACATTCTTGCTTATATGCTGAAGAGGGTGAGTTTCTGTGTGAGGGTATAGGTATTTCTTTTTCTATTTCCATTTAATCTCCTTTCTGTTGTTTTTCTGTTAAGTCAAAGTTCCTTAGAAAGAACTCACAGCATTCTATCCAACCCTTGTTCCTATCTCTGTCTCTGCTGACAATCTCATGTAAAGCAAACTCTTTCTCATATTCTTTGCAGTGCTGTAGTATATTCTTTAAGCTACCCATTTTTTCCCTTCCTTTTTAGATATTCTTTTGCTTCTTTATCTGATTCAAATACCATACAAGCATCACACCTTTCAATGCCATTATCACATTCTAATATTCCGTCAGCATTATACTGATGTACATTTATAAGATACCCCTTTCCATTACATTCTATACATTTTTCTTCCATATTTAATACCTCTCTTCTTCTGGATATATGTGTTCACCATGCTCTAACAGGTGTTGGTAGCTATCTTTACGATATGGATATTTACTACTGTCATCACTATTGTAGCACTCATCACAATATATGCCTGTAAATATACCATATATATCATATCTTGCCCACCAATGCTGACCTATTGGTCTGTGCATTTCTTCTTCAGCTTTACATCCTCTACAGTATGTCTTACCCATTATTACTCCTTTCTTAGGTCTGTTGTGTATTGATTACTTCTCCACCAGAATGTTTTTCCTTCACCTTTTGCTCTGTATTGAATATTAAAAGCATCTCCAAAGGATAAGTCATCCAGATTTATCTCTATAATCTCACCATCTGTGTCTATTTTATAGCCTTTCTTTTCTAGCTTGACAGATGGATAGTAGTTTGTAGTTTTATTTTCTTCTCTGTATTCTTCATATGTTTGCTCTGGCTCTGCATCCTTACTGCATCCAAATACACATATTAATACAGCTATTGACATTGTTTTATTCATAGCATCTCCTTTACTTTTATATCTTCTATTATCCCAGTAAACTGCTCTAATACCTTCTGTTTACTACCTTTTAGTCCATATATCTCTTTAATCAGAGTATATGCAGACCTACCTCTTGTCTTCATTCCATATATCTCCAATTTAAGAGCCTGTCTTTGTGTTATCATTCTATACAGCTCTATATGTTCTGGTCTTTCAATTATCATACGTGTTCCCCTTTCTGTTTTATTTCTACCCATTCATCTATCCATTCCTGAGTATAGCCACCATCTAATAGAAACTTATTCGCTGAGTCTTTACTGTCAAACTCCATTTCATTTCCATCATTATCTAAAAGATACTGCCATCCATTCAGTCCAATGACACCATCTGGACAAACAAGTGTTCTGATTACTTTCATACGTGCTTACCATCATTTAACTGTTTCCATACTTCACTTGCTTTCATTGGTTCAAACATCAGGTCACGTTCAATCTTCAAGCCAAATGGTAGTTTTATACTCTCCAGTTCTTTCATGCTGAATGAACCCATTTCTACCTCATGTCCTTTTACTATGCCCCAACAGTAGTCATCATCTTTGTGCATATTCATCAGAAACCATTTCCAGCTACCCATTGGGTCGAAGTATTTAGCTACAACCATCTGCTCCATGTCTGTGCCTTGTTTATATTGCTTTGTTGCTTGTTCTTTTATCTTTTTAGTCAGTAGTTTCATTGCTCTTTCCTTTCTGTTAATGTGTAGTTTCTTGCTATTGTATTCCAAAACACATAGAAGGCTGTATACATTGGCATTCTATCCTCTGCTGGTAGTGCCCTTACCACATCTTCAAAGTATTCTGTAGCCTCACTTATTGTTTCCCTTTCTCCAAACAGTCCATGCATTTGCAGTTCCATTATTTATTTCCTTTCTGTTTATTAGCCATTGCTATTACTTTCTCAACAGCTGTTACATCTTGATTATGCTCTTTCATTTCTTGCAGTGCTTCTTCTGGTGTCATCTTGAAATGATCCATAAAATATACGAACATATCAAGTCCTTTGAGTTGTACAGTTTTCCATTTACCACTCATCACAGTCTTCCCCATAACACATTATATTTACAGTTTTTCTGTCCATTCCAGAACTCTCAAGTATTTCCCAAGCTATATCTGGAACAATACCTTCTATATCCTTCTCTGTCATGTCATCATCAATCCAATCTTCCATACATACTCTATCAGGTAAGTCTTGCAAGAATATACCTGCCTTTTTATTTATGAACTCATTTACTTTAGTCCATGCTAGTCCCTGTTTGCTCATTGTCTTTCCTTTCTTTTTTGTTTTCTGTTATTAAATTTGTGTAAGGGCAAGTTGCCCTGCCCCTACACTGTATAACACACATTGCTGTGTGCATTTCCTCCATCACTCAGAGGTTTTATCTAGCGGGAAATACTTCTGTTGCTTCCATCTTTACCCACATACATTCATGAAATGATACACCATGTACTGATTCTATTGCAGTTAGTACATTTCTACAACTCTCATCTATTTCTTCTGCATGACACCAATTATCATTTACTGATGGGTCTTCTCCAATTGCACACCACATTAACCATGCTTTACCTGTTTTCCATGTTGTTAGTGGGTCATACCATACACTCCAATAGCATCCTGTTGCTTGGTCTGGTATCATTGTCTTTTGTAATTGTACCCAATTATCAGGTAGTGTTATTTCTTTTGTTATTGGTGAAGCTGGCATATCTCTGCTCCTTTCCTTTATGATAGTTGATTCCACCCGCAGGCAGAACACTCTTGATTGATAAACTTTACTACTTCTCCTGATTCATCTATCCAAGCTAAAACAGAGAGAGTTTGTTGTCCGTTGCATTCAAAACAATCTTCAGTATAATCTATTTCCATATTGTCTTTCCTTTCTTTTACAGTTATTATTTACTGAATTTACTTGATAATTAATAATAACAAAAAACCCTAGCCAAAATTAATTGACTAGGGTTGCTTTGCTTATTTACTTTTACTATTTACTTTGGAACTTACTTGACTTAGTATTCCAAGTATGTGTTTTTCCACCTATTTTTACAAACTCACATACATTATTCTGGATACCTTGCAAGTAAATTTGCGGATCACTTACTTTGACCGCATTTGCTAGAACCACTTTGTTATCTCCATTTTTTACTTCTACTTTGTCATCTATTGGAACTAACAAGCGGTATCCACTAACATCACTCATGTTTGTTACATTACCATCATTATCTTGTTTAATAATGGTAGTGGTATCAAGATTAAGGTATAAGTGAGAGTATTTTTCCAATAACATATTATGAATACTTTCCCTAATATCTCTCTTGATTTGCCCTTCAAGTGATAAACTCCCACTTGTTTTGCGTGATGTAGTGGTTTTAGTAAAACCTAATGTTTTATATAGATTTTCCATTTGATTTGATTTCCTTTTTGTTTGTTATTATTATCTATTGAGTTAACATTTACTTTCCGTAATTATAGTAGTTTCCTCTCGGTCTTTCCATAAATACCTCTATTGTCAAAAAGCAAGTGAATAAATATAAAAACTAATGATTGGAAAAAACAAGAACTATTTTTAATTATTTTAAATAAATGTTTTTTCATATTAAATATAGTATGTATATTCTCCAAGCGGTAATGATTATAAATAAAAAGAAAGGAAATAAAAAATGCTAGATAAAAATAAAAGTTCATTTGTTAATAATTGTTTGGAATGGCTATTTAGTGATGAGGAACGTAAACCGCTTGGTTTTGTGTTTGTCTTCTTCTTGATAGTGTTTATTTCGACGGTGGTTTGTTTGTTCATCTTGTCGGTATCTCGTCACTTAATGTGGATTTAATAACAATAATAAAAAGAAAGGTAATAAAATGAAAAAGAATATTAAAGTATATGAAGATAATATAACAAATAAAGGTATAATGTTAAATACTAAGGGAGAAATGTTTTTAATTAAAGATGGTAAAAAAATGAAACTAAATGCATTTGTTATTAAAGAGTCTAGAAGGGAGAGTAATTAATATGACTAAAGCGGAGATATTAAAAAAGAGTCGTAACCAAATAGAAGTATTAAAAGATTTATTACTTGAGGAAAAAGAATCAAGGAATAAATTAGAGTTGAATTATAAGTATTTAAGTGATGCGGTTAATAGTGAAATAGGAAAGAATAGCGAGTTACAAGCGGAGAATGATAGGTTAAAAGCGGAGAATGTGGAAGGTATTGCGGATGAGAGAATAATAAAAGAGTTAAGAGAGGAACTAGAGAACGTAAAACGTGCTAATAAAACAATGGATGAAATAATATTAGAACGTGAAGCGGAGATCAAATCATTGAAAGCGGATAGCGTGTCTTATGATGATGACTTTGATAAGTTAATAAAAGAGAATGATAAGTTGAAAGCGGATAACAAGCGGTTATATCAAGAGCATAAAGAGTGTAGAAGTAAGGTAGTTGATACCATTGGTTAATGCGGTAACTCTTGTGATAAGTCTATTAAGATGTGCCTAATATATCACACGCACACATAAGGTTAAGACTCGCACTCACTCACACTCACTCACTCGCATAGTATAGCACCACACCACCACACACATAGACATAAGCACCGCTAGTATTGGCGGTGTTTGTGTATTGTGTTGCCTATTCTTAAACCTTGACTAAATAATAACTTCAATTATAATAGTGGAATTCAACCTTATTCAATGGGGTAGAAGGACATTTAATGGGGGGCAACCCGATAAAAAAAGGGGTACACTCATTCTAATGTAATTTTTTAGAATTTGCTATTTTTTTGTGATTTCAGTCAAATTTTGACAGAGTATTCTGTATATTATACTTTATAAAGGAACTTTATTATATATTAAGTATTATATAATATATTATATATATATATTATACAGGGAAAATTTAGCAAATTTGGAGATTAACTATAAACTGATGTATATTTAACAATGGATTTCAAAGAAATAAAAAACACAAAACATTATCTGTATGACAGCGAAAAGGAATTCGGAATTTCACAACCAAGTATCCCTGTTCGTCATAACTGGCGACATGGAGAAGAAGGTGAGTGGGTCTATACAGATGATGGCTTTGTGTGCCAAATCCTACGTAAACTTAAAATCAAAGACCACAATGGAAAAGCTACCACATCTGTAAGAACTGTTTGTGGCACGTTTATTGCAAAAGACCTCAGCAAAGAAATGTTAGGTGTAGATGGGATTGCAGAAAACATATATTCATTTTCTGGCACAAATCTTGGAAAAGACGAATTTAATAAAAGAAAGAGGAATTCAAGAGAGCTACTGTTTGCTAGATATATTGCAGAGGGAAAAGATAACGAGGAAGCTTACAAGCTAGCTTATCCAGATGCAAGATCAAGTCGCTATATCAAAAACAGGGCTGAAAGCCTTAGAAAAACGGAGACAATAGATAAAATGATTTCAGATGAGAGAAGAAAAAAGCTTGAAGCAGAGGGCGTTACTGATAATTGGTTAATTGAACGCTACAAGACAATTGCTGATTTAGCTGAAAATGATAATGCTAAGTTAAGATCACTAGATAGTCTTGCTAAAATGTCTGGTTTATTCGAGCCAGAGATAAAAAAATCAGAGCAAGTGACAATTTGGGCGGGATTTTCGCCTGAGCAGCTAGAGGAGGTTAAAAAGCATGGAAAGCCAGAAATCATCGCACATGCCGAAAAAGACAAAGACGACTAAAAGGAAGAAAATTGTTGATCCTTGTCCAATTTGCAGTAAAGAATTACACCTAAATCACGAATTTACCCAAAGAATTGGGCTTTTAGACCATATGGATGAAGTTATAGGCTGGCTTTGCCCTCATTGTCGCTCTGAGTTCAATACAGATAACCAATTAACAAAATTTATGGGAGAAGATGGCACAAGGGGAGAAGCATAGTGCCAATTTATTTTGAATTACAGTGACTACAAGGAACAAACTTCGTCTGATAAACCTATTTGTGGGTTTTTACAACCTACACTTATGGAATATTAGTGATTCTTTGTTTTTATTTATAATTGGATGTTTAAATATCGGAGTATATGTATTTGGTAAAAAATGACACTACCTACAGAAACAATCATTCTTATTCTACTCGCCTTTTACATGGGTTGGGAAACAGAGAAGATGACACCAAAACCATATCCGCTTGGTGGTGGAGACACATTAATGGTTAGAACTATGGGTTATGATTTTTGTCCTCCATACTGTGATGTAGATCATTTTCATGTTGGACATAAAAAAGATTACAATTGTGAAGCTATTACATGCGATCATATAGTTTATGAAGATAGACGTAAGTAAATTTATACTACTACTCTGGATGCTCATTACAGGTTATTTCATGTTTGAAATGTGGAGAGACCTCGGATATATGACTGAGCTTATACATTCTTACATCAGTATGGTAGTAGAGCATATTAGACATTAATTGGCAAATTTAAACCTACACGGAGATATTTCAACAAATGAAGAGCTATTAGTGAAAGCTTATAGCGATCTCATTACTTTTGGGAAACTTTTCTCTCCTCAAGACTTCCTCGCCTCTGCGACACCTGATTTCCACGTAGATGTGGGGAAGTTACTTTTAGATAAGAAAATACAGCAATTAGGTCTTGTGTTACCACGTGACCATGCAAAATCCACACTAGCATCAACTGCTATCCTTCATCGCTTCCTGTTTGCAAAGAAGGAAAGACCAGAATTTATTGCCTGGATTGGTGAAGCACAGGATCAGGCTATTGATAACTTAGCATGGGTAATGAATCATATTGAACTAAATCCAGCTATACATTATTACTTTGGAGACCTACAAGGGAACAAATGGACGAAATCCGAGTTCATGCTAACTAATGGCTGTAGAATGATCGCTAAAGGTGCTAATCAGCGACTTCGTGGTAAAAAGCAACTTTCGACTCGTTTTACAGGTATGGTGTTAGACGACTTTGAATCAGAGTTAAATACGAAAACACCAGACTCAAGACAACAAATAAAAAACTGGGTAACAGCTGCTGTGTTTCCAGCAATCGATTTCGACAAGAATGGTTTCCTATGGTGCAATGGAACGATTGTTCACTGGGATTCTTTCTTAAACGGACTCGTTACGGGTTGGAGGGATGCTCGCAAGAGTGGGGAAACATATTCTTGGTCAGTTTATACACAAAAAGCAATTGAAGATGGACAGCCTATTTGGCCGTCACGTTGGCCATTAAAGAAACTAGAAGAGCGTAAGCAATTCTATATTGATAGTGGCACTCCTGCAAAGTTCTATCAGGAGTTTATGAATCAAGCAAAATCACCAGAAGATCAGATTTTTGCTGAAGAAGATATAAACGAAGCACTTTACAGGGGGAATATACGATTTGAAGAAAAATCAGATAGTTGGTATATCAAATTTGATGACGGACACACTGAGTATG